AGAAGGTTTTTACCCACATGCGACAAAACTAACATTGGTGTTTTATGAATTAGAACCTAATTATTTTGACGCCTCGAAGCCTGGCGGTGGGAAAGTAGTATCTCGTTCCGTTGCATTCGTTCCCACCATGATACAAGATTTACTAAAATGAGGATAAAGTAATATGTTTTTTGAAATGTTTCCCTCTATAAAGAATTATGATTTAAGCGGTTTAACCGGTGGGTTTTCTGTGGACCTTTGTGATGTTTTTAGAAGAATAAAATTTTCAAAAAAGACATTATCGAACCAAAAAATCTTTATTGAATATAATGTAAGGGACGGGAATGACCCAGAAGATATTGCACTAAAATTTTATGGTTCGCAAAAATGGTCTTGGTTGGTGTTGTTTTCCAACAACTATATGGATCCTATATCTGAATGGCCTAAGAACTCTAGTGAAATTCAAAGATTTTTAAAGAATTCAGGAAAAAGTTATTTCACTTATGATGATAAAAATTTTAAAAGTGGAGACATACTAGCACAAGGCAGCACATGTGATAATGGAACCGAAGGATGTCCAGATGGAATTACTTCTAGTATGTTAAATTACGCTATAGTAGATAAGTGGGATCCTGATTTGTATAAATTGTCTTCATCTAGGATTGTTGGTTCTTTGAAGGAAGATGATCATTTTGTAGCATTACGAAAAAACACTTCTGGAGAATATGATATAGTGACAGGTCATACTAATTGTTTTTCAGATAATAGATTGTCTAAAGTAGAAAAAACCCTCAATTATGATGTAAGTGCAAGTCGATTCTTTAATGGCGTTAACGAGATTAGTCCATTTGCAGATGTTACTAATTTTGAAAATTATGATTGGCCAACCAATGGATTGTGTAATGCCACAGACAGTGTTCTTTATAATTACATAAATAATGATGAATCTGCATATGAAGTTGTTACGGAACTTGAAGACATATACAGAAACAATGACATGAAAAGAAATATACAATTAATTCATCCCGCATTGAAGGAGATGATTTTCAAGGAAATAAAAATTTTAATTGGCAATTCTAATAGTTCGGGAAAAACAACTCTATTAGAATTAGTATAGGATAATATATTATGGCACAATCTGAAAAGTATTCTAAAACTGGTGACATTACTGTAAATTCAATAACTCTTAGAAAAATAAAAAAATGGAAGCCTTCAGATCCATTAATAATCGATGAAGTTCAAGATACTCTTGAACTATTTTCTATAGAAAATCATACAAACATAGCATCTCTAGTCAATATTGAAGAAAATATCTTCAATCCGTTTCTTAGTGGATTTATTATTATAGAAGAATCTGGAATTTTATACGACAAATTTAATTTTACTGGTGAAGAAACGTTAGAGATTTCATTTGAAACGCCACTAGATGTTCCGGAAGATCAAGAAGATAAAACTGAAATTGTGAATTTTATATTCTGTATATATTCATCAAAACTTACAGGTGATGTTATGGCGCAGAGAATATCAAGTGCGGTTCCAGGAATAAATACTGAAAATGCAATTTTACTTGACTTCATTTCTTGTGAATATAATTTACTTAGCAACACTGAAATTGAATTAACAGATGATGATTATATTGGAAAAATTGTATCCTCTGAAGATTCTGATACTGATGGTCTAGTTAATGTGATTTATGATAAATATTTCATGACGCCATATTATGCAGAACCTACCGAAAATTCGGTTTGGTTTAGACACAAAAACAAAACATATCCTTGGGGAAAATCAGAAGATAATGAATCAATTATTAGTGTGATGATGAATCTAAGTGAAAATTCTATACCCGCATCGAATACACACGCCCCAAACTATTTATTCTGGAGAGATCTCCAATCTTGGAATTTTGTTTCCATTGAATATCTCTTGGGATTGGATGTCGTTAAAAAATATTCACCATATTATGGTATGGAAGATAACGACGGAGGACACCCAACATCAGTATTATCGTCATTTGATGTGATTGATGACGTTGACATATTATCAATGTTCGAAGGTGGTGTTTTTAATTCATATTACGAATATATTAAACCAAATTATTCTAACCCATACCACGATTATATGGATGTTTCTGATGTAATTGAAAAAGAAAACATTGACTTTAATTATTTTGATTCTTTTGGGAATTGGAAAACTGTTGAATCATATCCTCTAGTTAGTGAAAAAAGTAAATTTATAGAAACCTACAACAGAAAAATAAAATTAAATGACAACATCTATGGATACTTCTCACCAGAATATAATAGTAAATTTTCATATCACGATAAGTATAGCAAAGATATTACTAGAGAAGGTAAAAAGCAATGGCAGTGTATATTCGACCAGACAGATTTAGACCATAAAATTCTCAAAACTATAAAAAAAGACATAAAAGGTCAACTAAAAGATAATAAAGAAATATACAGAGATAAATTAAACCTGAATAAAAAATGGGATGTTTATGAAAAAAGTATATGCTGTCATAAAGACGAAAAAGAAATAGAAAAACACCAATTCTTAGCAGTCATTGAAGATGCCAAAATTATAGATGTCCCATACCTGCAAGGAAAGAAAACCGGAATATATGAATATAGTTGGAGAGAAGTTGAAATATGGCCTAAAGATTTCATTGAAGGTTATGTAAATAATGTTGAAATATTAAGTAACGACGATGCACCTCTTGTTGTGGTGGTTCCACCAAATGGATTGAGTGGAGAGTACCAAGAACAACAACCAGAGTGGTCTAGACCAGCATACAACATAAACGAATTAATGAATTCAGTTGAAGGTGATAATGTATTTTCCGGCCCCGGTATAAACGCAGCAAATAACGGAGAAGGAGACTTCAATGATTATCCAGAAGCATTTCAAATGATGCCTATTGGTGGTTATTTTCTTATTGGTGATAATCCATGTGAGATAAACCACGAAGATGTTGAAGTTAGTTTCCGTAAACATGTTGTCCAGATGTATAAACTCCCCTCTAATATTTTATATTCAATTGACCCTCAAAACGAAGATGAAGACAATCCAGATCCATCAATACCAAAAGAAATATTCTTCTTTGATGTTCCAAATTCCCACGATGGTCTCTGTGCTTGCCCCACAGAATAGAAAGAAATACTAATGTTTAGAGGCTGTTGTTGTGATAAAAAAGATGGACCATGTTCAGCAGACCCATCTGTATTTATTGTTATAAATGCAAATGGACCTCTTGCTTCCTCCACCAGGACGGCAAGATCTACATCCATGCATTTACAATATGGTTGTGGATGGGATGTTGGAAAACTTTCTGATGACGGAAACATTTTACTCGATGGAGGATTTTCAGAATGGCCTGCATATGATGACAACATATATGACCCAGAAGACGATTGTCATTTTTGTTGTTTACCCAATGTTGGTCCGTGGGGCGAATCTCTTTTATACACAAACGAACTCCTGGGCACCGGAAGCAGTAACCGAAGAAATTCCCCGTTCAAAATGACCAAAGAGAGATGTCAGTCGTTGTTCAATGGATACTGTCTTGAAGAGGACGAAGATGAAGATGAGTGTATAAGATGGAGTAGAAACGGAAATACCAACAGAGCAACAGGTTGCAACTATTGGAGTGCTAACGAGTATTGGGACGCAAATTCTGGACCGCTCATTTATGATCATGACCATCCTCAGGACCGTTTTAGTGCATATGGAGCGATGAATGAGAGGTCTGTTGGAAATATCTTCCACCGGTATAACGAATATCAAATCTTCAATTCTGAACATTCTCCATTTTGTTTAATGAATGAAGATACTATTCATCCAAAAGTTTCTGCTGAAAAATATCAAATTGATAATGAGTTTGTTGATGAAGATGGTAAAGTTCGGATTGGAATGGAATGTATTGTAGACTATAAAGTTGGCTTGCCAGGTATTTCAACATTTATGCCAAGTTATTTAAATGATGAAAAATTAGATACTATAGAAATATCTATAATTAATACTTATGATTTCGATAGAGAAGAAGAGGGATATGACGAAAATGAAGAAGAGGATGTATTAAAATATAAAGATGTAATTATTTCCTACGTTGAAAAAATAATAAGTCATTTATTTGACTTATACGACAACGGCTATGATATTACAAAAAAGATAGGTGTTGATATTTGGAGGGATGGTGTAACAAAAAGTTTACCTCCAACTGATGACTATGGTGCTATTACTCAATGGATTGAAACTAATTATACACCAATAGATGACGGTATTGACGAAGATGATGAAAATAATGAACCCCTATCATTAACAAAGGTGGTGGATTATCATAATTCATTAAATACAGATAACAACCTTCTATGTTTTATGTTTGCTGCGGAAATGGTGGGCAGGGATTCTGATTATAATCAGGTTGTTCCAGGACCAGCACAACACAATCATCAACATAGTGAAAATGACATCAGAGAAACACAAGACATAATTGATTTAATTGATAAGGAAATTGAATCTACTTATTATATAATTCCAAAAGACAATAATAACACTGCTGGGTACTGGCCCCACGATGCTATCAACCCAATGCCATATTCAATTTTATTATCTGCTCCAAATGGAAACTTTCTAAAGACTGGTTATACGGGATCTAATGGTTTTATGCACCCCAATCAAGACTGTGACGACTATGATCTATTGAGATTGATGATAATTGATTCTAAAAAATTCTTTCCTCTAGAGACATCATGTATAAACAGTTGTGATGGTGGCCGCGAAGAGTATATTGAAAGATATAATATTGAAGAATTGTATCAAAATAATACAAATATTAAATATCCTGGTGGATGTTCCTTTACATCACCGGATTGCTACGAACTGCCTATTTTACACTTTGATGCAACAAATCATAACAAATGTGCTTCTTCTGCTTCGCCACCTCACTATGATGAATCTGTTAAGAATAATGAGGAAATAGCAGAAGAAATAATCAATTCAATAGAACACAGATTCGGACCACAAATTCTATCAAACGGAGAAATGAATCCATATCCTCAAAATATAATTTTCAGTGTTAATCAAGAAGACTATTTCTTAACTGGGGGTTACGAGGAGACGGGTGTTATTTCATCCAACATTGCAAAGGGAATTTCTAATTGGTGGTTATATCCATCATTAAATGTTGTTCCGACATATTCAGAACTTTATAAAATATTGAAAGAGAAATTCAAAGAGCAATGGGGAGAAGAAATTACAGAAATAAAATTCAATTCGTGTGATGGTAATTGTTTTCATTTATGTGAAAGTAACAACGGAAAAAAGAAAAAAGATAATTTAGATATGTGTAATTGGGACAGAAATTGCCAAAAGGAAGACCCCTTATCTGAATCAATTGAGCCCTACGAAGTAATGGGAAATATTTGGTGGGATCAACCAGGCCGATGGGGCACGAAACCGAATAATGTAATTTATTCTTCTAGTAGCAGAACTGGTTGGCATAACAATAGTAAAAACAGCATTCCTATATTAAATTTGGTTGAACTATATCAAGAGAAATTTTTTATATCTCCTGGAACATATGGTCTTTCAGGAGAAGCCGTTAGAATGGATGAAAGAAAAAATCCATGCCATTGTGATTCTACAAAAGTAGAAAATGCAAATCAGTATTTTGAAAATATAGTATTTCCTGATGATATGAACGTTGTAAAAGAATTGTTTCATACTCCCATAGATCCGACTAGTAATTATCTTAACTGCATTAATAATTCTTTTGTTAAGTTTAACTCTGATATTTCTGGTATGAGAATGTTTATGCCCGAAAATCAACAGGCATATAAAATACCAGAAATAGATTATAATGATTATCTTTGTTATGGGGAAGCGGGACTAGGAACATCTTATGCTTGGTTGGCAAACTTCAATCCCGGAAAATACCTTGCTCCTCCACCCGTTGATTTGGTTTCTGCTCATAGTATTAATGGATCTTTTGGGGTAAGTTTTTATGACAATTGGATGAAATCTATTAGAAGAGGTGTAGCATACTTTCCAATAGATTGTACTAGTGGAACAAAATTTTCACATGACAGATATGCTTCTAGAATTCTTCCATATGAAAAGTGGGAAGAATTAACGGGCGAACCATGGCCGACTTTTCTTACCGACAACTACGACCCGCCAGTCATGGGCGAAGAGTGGTTTGCGTTGAAAACAGCATTATACACTTCAAATACATATAATCGACTTCCTCATTATCCATATCTTTATGGTGCTGAAAGTTCTTGTATTGATTGTGGTGGGCCTGAGTGCGGAGATCCTTATTGTATACCTCATTTTTGGTCAAACAGTTACATTGAAGCGTTGGGGTTGAATTCGGATCCGGGATCTGATGATTATTTTTATGGTCCAAATGGATTTAATCCAGAATTAGATTTAATTAGGCTAGATGCCTGTGCATTCCCAACAGACGTTGTGGGTGGAGCGGGGAGGCATTTAATTGGAATTCCGCCATATTTGTACGAAGGTGGCTGGTATTGGTATTACGGCAATCCATTAAATTCTAATATGGATGTAGACCATATAGGTTTTCTTGAATGGCCTATTCCAGAAGGATCTCATTGTTCGTATGAATACTATTCAGATACACAGGAAACATATTGCCTAAGTAATAGGAATTCTATGTTTTGGAATACGGGTAACGGATTTCATTATTGGGGTAGTTCATACTGGAATCCCAATTCTGAATGCTTCATTGAGGATTGTCCCTTACCAAATACTTGGTGTCAAACTGGAGATAATGACGGTGATGGTGAACGTAATCTTATACGAAGTGAATGTGATTCTATTGGGGGAATTTTTGTGCCCAATGTCCATCCAACAGAGCCCCCAAGTCTAATGGGAGCATGTTGCCAACCCAGCGGTAGTTGTTTTGAGAATGAGCAAGATAATTGTGGAAGTGATTGGAAAGGTCCGTTTATTCGCTGTTGGGATGACCCATGTTAGGAGAAACAAATGATTAATAAAAATTTCTTAATTCAACTATCTTCCTTTGCTAATACTATTTGGCCTGATATGCGAGTGGGACATTCTGTCCTGGCCCAAGAAGAGGAAAATGAGCATATATGCACTAATCCGGAAGGGTTCGTAGACAATTCAGAATGTCCAGAAGAAGATCCATACTGCAATTGTCCCTGTAAAGAATTAATTCCTAAAAAGGAAACTGTATTCTTTGACCGAGAAGAAACATCTCAAAACAAATATAAAGTAATATCTGAAGATGGTTCTGTGGTTCAAGAATTTCAAACAAAAGAACTTGCTGAAGACTGGATTAAATTTAATGGCGAAATGCTGCCACGACCAACCGAAGAAGAGATGGAAGAACTGAATGAAAGTGTAAGCGAGTGTGCTTTAATAGGGACACATCTGGGTGAAGATTGGCTTGGTTGTGATTGGAAAAATCCAGATTCGGAAATTAGTTGTGTGTGTCCTTGCATTAACACCAAATTTAAAGACTATTTAGAGTATAATGAGACATATGCAACATATTGGAACACACCGAAGCATACTCCATTGTATCGAAATATGTTAATGCGAACTATTCTTTCAAAAAAAGTGGAGATTCTTGTTCCTGGTGATTTTTTGGTAAGACCGGGAAATATAGTAGAAATTTTAGAAGATATTTCACATTTTGAAACAAAATTGGTGGGAAGAAAGCATAATGGTAAGTGGTTAGTCTCCTCAGTAAATCATATGATTATTGGAGCATCCACCCATATGATGACTTTGATTCTCATACGAGATAGCAATTATATTGATCCGGAAACGGATTATTTTGGTGATGATGAGTAATCTTTCTTATAAATAATAAAAAGAGAGAAATATGTCAACAAAAATAAAATACTCTGATATTAATTTTACTTTTGGTAGGAATCCAATAAGCAGTGATGTTGATGTTAGAACTAATAATTATTCAATAAAACAATCGATGAAAAATATAATATTAACAAGAAAAAAAGAGAGACCATTTCGTTTAAATTTTGGTGTTAATATTGCAGACCAATTGTTTGAGAATTATGATTCTAGATACTCTTCAGAGTTTTATCATGTAATTAAAGATCAACTAGAAGCGTTTGATTCAAGAATAGATGTAAATCATATTATTTTTGATGATTCTAAAATTAATGAAAATCTACTAGGAATTGAAATTCAGTATGAATATGTGGTCGGGTTTGAAAGTGAAAAAATACAAGATTCTTTAAAACTACAAATAGAGAGAATTCGATAATGTCCATAGGAAAACAAATACAAATAGGAAATCTGGGATTTGATGATATCAGAAATAGTATTATCAAATTTCTTAAAACAGAAAAAACCGGAGCCGCTTCAAATCTTAATGATTATGATTATGATGGTTCGGCTCTTTCTACTCTAATAGACTTATTGGCATATAACACTCTATATTATGGATACTATACTAATATGATTGCCAATGAGATGTTTTTGGATAGTGCTCAACGACAAGAATCATTAATTTCATTAACAAAACCACTTGGTTATGCTATTCCTGGTTATAATAGTGCTGTGGCCACAGTTTCTATAACCGAAGGTGGTTCGTGGAATACGATAAAAAGACTTGAAACTGTATTTCAAGGAAAAAACAGTGAGGGTGTTTTATATAATTTTAGAACTATAAAAGAATATACTTTAACTGATCAAGGAAAGTGGCCTGATGTTAAATTGTATGAGGCAAAGAGTTTAGTAGATAAAAAAACATTTGAAGTTGACATTGATTCACAGAGTATCGTACTACGAGACTATCCAGATATCGAAATATCTTCTTTGCTTGTAGAAGTGAATAGTGGTACTTATTGGGACGAATACTTTTTAAGTTCAAATATAACAACCGATGTTGATGAAGATCAAAAATTATACTGGTTGGAAAGAGATATAAATGGATTTAGAATAATATTCGGTGGTCTGGAAGAAGAAGTAACAAATAGAAATGTGGGCAGACCAATAGGTGCTGGTGATTCTGTTCGTTTATCATTCATACGAAGTAGCGGAAAAGCAGGAGATGGGGTTTTTGGTTTTTCCGAAACTACTGATGATCTATATGAAGGTAATGAAATAACATTATTAGAAGCCTCTTCTGGTGGAAGTGATGGACCAAATTTAGATAGCGTAAGATTTTATGCACCAAGGTGGTTTGCTGCTCAGGACAGAGCGGTGACTAAAAATGACTGTATAGCAACTTTAAATCAAAGTGGATATGGAGAAGATTATGACACGCCCTTTTCATTATGGGGTGGGGATGAAATGGACCCCCCAAAATATGGAAAGGTATTTATGTCCTTTGATGCAGATTCAACATGTACAGCCGCAAAAGATATTCTAGATGAAAAATTGGTAGTAACAATTGTTTCTAAGTGTATTCCATCTGAAGATTTTGTGTTGTTGTGTACTATCGATGGTGTTTATCTTGTAAACTCAACTACAAGAAACGAAGAACAATTGGAAGTTTTAATAGGATCTACAATTAACAAAAATTATGGCGAAAAAAGATTTGGTACTATTTTTAGAAAAGATGATCTTGTAGATGAACTTAAGAAGAAAGAGGATGCTCTAACTATAACCTCCCTTATATTAAATCTCAGAAGTGATCAGTTGGAATCGACAGAAAAACGAACAATTAGATTTTTAAATAATATCAAAAAGGGTGAAACAAAAGGAGATGGAATTTTTTCAACAGAAGTTACAGATTCTATGGCAACCCCGCATGATTTCTTCTTTGAAGACAACCCAGACACAGAAAAAATTGAAGCATTTAGATATGTTAATGGGGTAAAGGAAATTATATTAGATGAAGCAGGAACAATAAATTATGAAACAGGAACAGTAATTATAAACGATGGTGTTGCGACAAGTTCTTTTAATATGATAGCATTTTTACCCGAAGACCAAACTGACTTTATAGCAAAAGAAAATATGTTTTTAGAAGTCGCTTCTCATATAAGATTATCTCCACAGGGGTAAATTGATGTTTCCTTACTACAATAAAGCCGTCAGAAACGAGGCATATAAAAACATCTTAAGAGAAACAGAGATCAATTCTCTGTTTGGTGGTCTTAAATTGCCCCGAAACGAATTTAATGATTTTCGAGAGCAAGTTCCTCTATGGATACATCAAGAATATGGAACTGAAACATCCAATTTTATTAATTTTTATCAAGCATATTATGACTGGATCTATAGTAATCTAGGATATAATCTTAGTATTAATGGCTTTCTTGAATTATTGAACATTGATACAATGCCTATTGATCTTTTGAGAACTTTCTCCAAAACATATTTTGCATCATTTCCAGAAAATTTAATTGGTGTTCCCGAAGATGATCCCCTTGGAATTATAGAAAGCAATCTAAGAAACTTCATAAAGGAAATAAAAACTTCTCTGTATCATAAAAAGAGTACAGAAGAAGCATTTATTTATTTCCTAAGAAGTTTATTTTTGGGAGACGAGGGTGAAATAACAATTGAATACCCTGGTCACGACATGTTTAATCTGAATGATGATGGTAGCGCATTAAATATGAATGCTCTACCAAATTACGAAGAATTTAGTGTTTTTACATATATTATTAAGGTGTGTCTCAACTACGACAGCGATTTGTTTGAGTTAATCTTTCCAAACGGACCAAGCGGAGATCCAATCTATAAACAGGCTGTAATTGATGTCCTTCATCCGGTGGGTCTTCATCTAATTTTTCAAAATCAGCATTGTGATGATGGCAAACCCAAAGTTCCCACTGGTGGGTGCTGCTCAGGCGGCGGCAATGAGACTCTAGTAGACGAATGTTATATAACAACAGAAAATACTTGTGATGGTCTTTGGCTGGGTGATAATAGTACATGTGAGGGAAATCCGTGTTCTTCTGATGATCCTACTGGTGCGTGTTGTGTAGATAGTACTTGTAGTCTAACTACGGAAGATTCTTGTGATGGAACGTGGATTGGTGCCAACACCACATGTTTTCCCATGAACCCATGTACATGTGAAATTTCAATTCTGGGAACGTACTTACCATACACAATGAACACAGATGTGTCGATAAACGGGTGTACAGGCTGCACACTACCATACTATAATGCAAACACAGGAAGCACATATATTGGTGTATCGGGTGGCGGTATTGGTGGTACATCACATGTTAGTTATTCTTTCCCAGATTGGTCAATTGAAGGAGCCTGTGGTAATAATTTTGGTAGTATAAATATAGAAGACTTCTTATATCTGTGTTCTGATACCGCAAGTCCAAATATAGGAAGAACTGGTTGTACTGCATACGGCTGTTATAGTTGATAAAGGAAAAATATGTCTAACACATTTTCAAAACAAATTGGTGTGCAAAATGCTAAACTAATATATGACACATTCGGTACATATACTAGTGCTGGACCTAATTTTTATTCCTTTTTCATGGGTGGCGTTTCTTTACCATCTGGTGTTGGGACAAATGCGAGTAGGGGTGGAAACAACCCATTTGAAAATGCTTCTACTTTGTCAGGAGTAAACTTCTATAAAACCTTAAACAAAAAAGACATTTCTTTAGTTGTTCCTCGAATTGATTGGACTCAGGGAACAGCATACCACCCATATCGTTCTTCTAATCAAGAAATGGGCGGCGAATCTTTTTATGCATATAATAAAATTAACAGCATTGTATATTTGTGCATTTCTGACAACACGGATAACAGATATGATTTAAGGGGCAAATCTGCATCATCAATTAGACCAACACATGAGAGCGGAATAGAAAAATATGCCGATGGTTATTCGTGGCTTCCTTTATATAAAATTGATTGGAATTTAAATTTATTTTTAACATCAAATTGGCTCCCAGTTCCTTCAATAGAAAATTTTTCTAATATCCCAAAAAGTGGTACTCTTGAAACAAATTCTAGACAAATGTGTGGAACTTTGTACAATACAATTGGAAGTTGTTGTTTGTATCATGAATCATATTGGCACGATTCGATTAGTGGGGCCAGTGGGGCGGGCGGAACATCATATTCTCCCGGTAGTCTGTATAAATCTATAATTACTAAATGTTATGAATGTTTAGAAATTTCAGAACGATTGGGTATGGACTTTGAGTTTTCAGAAGGTCTTTCTGGTTCAAATGACTGTTTTAATTTTGGGGCATCACATGGTTCTGCTTGTTCGTGTAGCATAACACACCAAACAAACACAGAAAAAATAAAATCCACTTCTTCTTTACCATCTATAAATAATGAAAAATTCCAAGCGACCTTAGAAGATGAATCTTCTGAAAAAGATGGAAGAATAATTTCAGTCTTTTTTGATGCGACGAATCTTAGTATTGATGACTTGACAGTAACAACAAACAATCCAGAAATAACATTTACTAGTTCTACTGGACAGAATGCAGTTATTCGATTTACCACATATGTGGATTCATATAGAAAAATTATAATAAAAGGAATTGAATTAGTTTCCGCTGGTTCTAATTATAGAGATATTCAAATAACAAGTGCTGAAGGACTGGAAAGTAGAATAGAAATAAACATCGATGCAGTTGATGGTATTGGGGTAAATCCTTCTGAATTATTGGGAGCATGTAATATCATGTATAATGTGCAAATAAATAGTATAGAAATTGAAAATTCTGTAGGAACAAGTCAAAAAATATTTAAATTCTATGGTCTCTCTAAAAATGTAGAAATCTATGGAGATACGGCAACACAAAGTAATAGAAAAATCTTAGGATCAGACGTTAGAGAAAAAGCAGCATCTATATTTTACAGAGCAACTGATAAATATGATGTCTTTCATTTAAGTGCTACTATTTCTAGTTTCGTTTCAGATGATAATGTGAGATTTGAAGATAATTCATCTTCTGGGGTTGGTAGTACTACAGCAGTTTCATTCAAAGAAATATCGGATTCATCAGATAAGAAACTAGAAGTTCTTATAAATCCACAAACATCAATAACAGACAGAATATCGCAAACCTCATTAGTGAACAATAATGAGCCAGGCGTGATATTTTCAATAAATGATAGAGAACTTAGTCCTGTTATTCCTGGCACTGGAAAGATTGTTTATACAAAAACAAACAACACAATCACATTACCAGATGAGGGTGAACCTTCACAAACATTAACATTTAGAATCATAAAATCATATTGTTAGGAGTTTAACATATGTCATTTACACCATTTGGTCCAGACTCGTTTATATTACAGAAAGAGCCGTATTTAAGCAGAGTTGATCAGCACGAAATTTCTCCCTCTGATGGGAATTCACAAAATTATGTTATGCTTGGATATGTCCCAGCACAACCCCTACAGGCAGCAGAATTAAATGAGATTCAAGAGCACTTCTATAGGATGAGAAGTTTGTCTGATACTATGAATTTTAATTGGTCTGGTGGACCGGGAAAAATATGGGATGAAAATTATCCAAATGGATCTATAATTCCAACAAATGCAATTGGTATTGGCCAAGAACACCCGGATGGACTTTCTGTTCATGGTCCCGGTTGGCCCGGCACAACTCCATTATACCCATTCAATGATCCTCATAGAGATTCTTCTTCTGGAAGTAATATGATTGACATTTCAATTGGCTCCACAATAACATTTAATTTCTATCCTGGATGGTATTTGATGGAAAGTCGAAGTGGAACTCTTCAGGCATTAAAAATATGGACACATCTAAACGAAACAAAAACACTTACAGGAATGCCAACAAGCGGTACTGAATATAATGTAGGATTTTCATTTTCTTCCAATATTGTTACTAGTAGCGATGATCCTTCTTTGGGAGATCAAACTGGTGCTGGAAGTTATTCGTCAATATCTTCTGATAGAATCCAAATAGCAAGCATAATACCAAATACAAGTGGTATTGATCCTAATGTAAGCGCAATATTTAAAATAATTCCCAATAATGGTGAAATTCGGTATATGAATAATTTATTATTTAAAACATGGCAATAATTATATAAATAACTATAAGAATACAAAGGAACACAAATGGGTGTATCATCAAACGATTATCAGATACCACAGTTAACCAATACGAATACATTCTATGAATGGTTGACTAAAGAAAATACTGAGATAATTGAAAAATTAAATCTCTTGAAAGTCTATGACGGACTTTCTGGTTCTGGTATCAATTTGTCTACTAGTTCTGCTGGTGTGTCAACTGTGGCTGTACATGATACAATACCACATGATATTACATTTGGTGGGGATGTTTCGATAGATGGAACTTTAAACTATGATCTGGGGGGAAGTATTTCTTCTAATTTTAAATATAGAATATATGGATCTACTGCTGCTGGTTATTTCCCTGGTCCAGGTGGGTGGACAACAGAGGGAGCAGAAGGTTTTACTTTTGGTAACGCAATTGGTTTTGGGTCTTCTGCTGGTTATAGTAATGTTTATGTGTATAAAGCAAAATGTGATGTCGAACAAACCGCAGATGCGGTTGGACTGGTTAGTGGAATAACTACAGACTATATTGATTTAACCCCATTGGGTAAAATTCAAGGTTCATCATTAACTAATGTTGTTACGGGAGGTATTACTGCTGGTTGTGTTTATTACTTAAGTGGAGATACAGATGGGTTTATGACAGTAGACCAACCCACCATTAAAAATCATGTTTCTAAGCCAATGATGATTGGTCTTAGTGCGGATGCTGGATTTGTTCTACACTATAGGGGTGTTGTTCTGGCAGGATCTAGTGGAAGTTCTGCAAGTGCAAACAATTATTTAAGTGCGGTGATTGATTTAGGAACAAGTTCTCATGATTTAGATAATGGAAAAGTTGTTGGGTATGGACCCGAAGTTAATTTTAATGATGACACACTACTCAACAGAAGTGCATATAATGACTGGTTTTGGTGTTCTTCTAATGATGATACGGCACACCACGCAGTAGGTGTTGTCGTTAATCAGATAACTGATCAAATAATTGAAATTGCCATTGCTGGATTTGTCCCAGAAATAATAACCAACGATGTTGGATTGTTGTTTTTAGGTAGTGATGGAGAACTAACTACTGCAAACAATGGCGAAAATTCTAAACCAATTGCTGTTGTTTGGGACAGTGGTGGCACCAAAGTTGGAACAATATTAAACCAAGTAAGTAGTCCGGATGTACAATCTACACAATATAGTGCATCAGTCAGAACACAAACTTCAGGATCAACTGGAGCAGTTGGTTCGGGTGGTCACAATCTTCTAATAAATGGTGGATTTGATGTTTGGCAAAGGGGTGTTGGTGTATCTACCGCTTACACAGGAACTGGTAGTGTTTATTTTGCAGATAAATGGACCAGAATAGATGGCGTCACTAGCAGTGCTGGGATGACTGCATCTATACAACGAATGGGATTCACAGCAGGTCAAACCGAGGTCGAAGGAAATCCTTCCTATTATGCTAGAACGCAACATATAATACAAGGTTCAACTGCATCTGATAAACTCTATATTCAAAATAGAGTAGAAAATGTAGAATCATTTAGAAATCAAGATTTAGTTTTGTCGTTTTATACAAGATCCGGTGTGACTGGTTCTACTATGGGTATTATTCTAACACAAAACCACGATGGATCTACTGATAGTCTTGATACTATGGTGACTGCAACTGGTGGTATTCCTATTGGTAATCTGTGGGAAAAACATGCATTTTCTTTCAGAGTTCCTGAATTGACAACAACAACATCCGGTTCTAATTTCTTTGCTATTGGGTTTGATGTTTCACATAATGAAAATGTACTTGATTTTTCACAAGTAAAATTAGAATATGGATATTCTGCAACTCCCTTTGAGCCAATAACTATACACGAAGAACTTGAAAAGTGTAGTCGATATTATCAGAGAAGTTATTCTATAGACCAAGAAACTATGTCAGAAACTATGATATCAGATTGTATTCCTGATTATAATGTCATTGATTTTCCAATATCACAAAGTAGAGATTACTACCACAAATTCCCAGTTGAAATGAGAGATGATCCTACCTTTACGATATTCTCTCCCAAATCTGGTCAAACTGGTGATGGTTTCAACAGAACAGCATGTAAAGATGTAAGGTTAACATCTGGATCTGTGGGATACAATTCTCAAACCAGAGTAAGTCCAATTGGTCTTAATAGTTTTGAAAATGCATCAAACAAGAAAGGTGCTAGAATTGTTGTGTCAAATGGGGCCGTTGTTCTTGATAATGTTTCAATTCATTATATTGCGGATGCTGACCTAAACGGTAATCTATAAGGAAATATAAATGAGTAATAGTTGTTCAAATAGTTCTTTCATCAATCCAAACTTCTTTGTTGTTGACCCAACAAGTTCTTCTAATTCTAGGTTGGTTATAAGTGTTCCTGAAAGTGGATTTTCTGGGGGATTTACCGTTGAAAATAGTACTGGAGTTACTGGTGGGCATGTTATATTTTATGATGTGAGACCTGGTAGTATTAGTACTGGGAAATTTGCTAAAGCACAGGCAAATTCGGCTGCGACATCTGAAGTTTTTGGTATAGTTGAATCTGTAAATTCTACTAGCGGTATTGCAACTGTGGTTATGTCTGGTATGATGTTATATCCAGAATATATGTACAATAATCTCACAGAAGATATCACTGGAGCATCCGGCGGAAATGATGTATATTTCTTAAGTGGCACCACTGCCGGGGAAATACAAAACCTAGCACCATCCACACAAACTTGGATTGCAAAGCCGGTTCTCTCAAAATCTTATGAAGTTAACGGAAACAACTCAATTGTATTAAATTATATTGGTTATGAAATTGGAGGCGCGATTGCCGGAGAAGATCTTGCATCTCCACCGGTAGGAAGTGTTATTTATATTCCTGCCACTATAGCAACCGATATGATAACCAGTAGTGAAAATTGGGTAGATGGTACAAAAACGAATGAACTTAGTGTACTTGATTATTCTGATTTATATGGAATTTACAAAAATTCTGATGGTATTCCCGAATATGGATATATCGAAGAGATAGAATTATCTTCTGGTTATAATTCTAATTTGTCCCATAAAAATAAAACAATATCACAAGGAACAAGTTCTAGTAAAATTACAGCCACAATAAATGATATCAACACATCTACAAATAAATATGAAATAAAAAAGCAATCATCACAAGCATCTTTTGATTCTACTGACACTTTCATAACAATTGATAAAGCAACATATAAAGCAAAGTCTAACGGAATAACAAAATTCTTTACACCAAAATATAAAACAAAAAATGATACAATAATTGATGTTTTTGGATCTTCTACTGGTGTTAAGTTGGTTCCTATGGTCAAGGTGAAATCAACACAAGCCATTTATGTGCCTAAGAAAGTGGAAGTCGAAGAACTTGAAGTGAGTACTATATTAACAGCGACCACAACAGATACGACGGCAACTACCTCAACAATAACCGATGTTGCATTGGAAATAAGTAAATTGATTGATGATGTTGCCATCATTAAAACCAGAGTGATTGGTTAGACCCAATGCCAACGTTTCATGGTAGCAGTTACTATAAACTTGGACAAGGAACAACTGGAGAAACCGGACCAACTGGACCTACCGGACCAGCAGGTTTAATAGGTTCTAGTGTTGGTTCTACAGGAGTTACAGGTGACTCGATTGTGGGCATCACTCTTGACAATTCTACAAAATTATTTGTTACTGAATTCCAAACTGAAGATGGAATAACATACGACTACTCGACTCAAAACCCAATGACGGGTGTTTATGTTGTAAATACTAATGTTTTTCTTTTTGGTGGGAATACTTATAATGCTGACATCCTTGGAGCCACGGCATTCAAGGAAACTGTTGTTTCAGAAGACCATAAAATGGTTCTGCGAGTACTGGGAGCCGGGCAAGGCATTTCTATAAGAAACAACGACGATGATATACAAATTGTTACCGATGGGATATTTGGTGATTTTGGTTATGTTAATGTTACGGGTGGAGGCCAAACAGGAAATATTGTTGGTATTAGTGGTGGAAAATTTACAGGTATTTCTCGAAGTAAATATAACCCAATCGATAATCAAAGTAGAACACCCCTTACTGCTGTGAATAAAAATCTGGCAGAATATTTTTCTTATAAAGAAAGAAGTACTAGTGATATAACACCCGATGAAGGTTATTATGTTTCTTTATTAGATGGAACCGTAGAAGGACTCACTGCTCTTTCTGTTGAACTCTTTTCCTCTGGTGTTGATACTAATTACAACGTTTTCTTTGATATACATGGATTGATAAATTCCTCTAGTTATGGATTGGTTGATTCATCATCTTCTGCATATTGTTATTTTGATATACCCAGTCCTCCACAAGAATTGCAGCAATATTGTAATACATTCATGTTAGTTACAAATGGCGTAACTGGATCTATAGAAACTAACTTTTCTGAAAATGTAAAATGGGCATTAAATGACGAACCATGTTTTAGTGGAAAAGTAGACATAACCACTTTCTTCTCGGAGGGTGACACTTGGTATGGTGTTCCTCTTTATAGAAATAATGATTTCGATGAAGATTCTTTGTTTTCTTGTAAAAATGCACAAGCGACTTCCTATCATTCAGGTGGGATAACTGGAGCCTGTTGTGAAGGAACAGGAACATGTATACATTCTACGGAAGGATCATGTAATGGTTATTTCTATGGGCCCGGAACAACATGTGGATATACTGGTAATAGTGGAATAAGCGGATCTACTGGAAACATATGTCATGGTAGAGGTGGATGCTGCATAAGAAAAAATGGTATAAGGGAAGATTATAATTGCTATGATGATATTAGTTGCAATGAATGTATAAATTTCAATTTATTAGAAAATATAACATCAACTTATCTTGGTGATGATGTTGAATGTGAAAATTCTCAAAAATGTTTTTATGCAGAAGATAAATTTGGAATATGTTGCAATGGAACTGGAAAGTGTATAAATCTAGATCGAAATGAATGTGAAAAAATAGATTACTTCTTTAGTAATATTGGAAATTCGTGTAGTCAAGGTTATTATAAAAATAAATCGTATAAAGATGTTACGACTCCCTGTTCTAGTGGTACTGGTGGTTGTTGTATAGAGAGTGTCTGCTACGATGATTATTCCTTTTCTGATTGTATGAATACTGGTGGTCTCTTTACCGGAGCAAATACTGAATGTGTGGGAATATCTTGTCCGGCGACTGGTGGTGTAAAGGAACCAAAAAACAAAGAATATTGTAATTATTTTGTCGATGGTGTGCCATTAGAGACAGGTGATTTATTTGGCGGTGGTGTTGTGGTAGGTGTGTATGATCCCTCTAGTTCTTTGTGTTTGGGTGATACAGGATTTGGTGGAAACCATACTGATTATCAAAATCTATTACTTGCTGGATCTACCTCTGGATTATCTTCTGGGATTTACAGAAGTAAATTAGACT